TCCATCAATGATGATTTTCCGCTCGCATTGTTTGCAAACAATCCATACACAGATTCTAGTTTGGTAAAGTCAATAACATTGTTTTCACCATAACTAAACATATTACTAAACTCAAACTTGATTGGCTTCCAACGAATATTGCGTGAAGTGTCATCTTTGCTCAAATCCGCATTGAGTTCTTTATTGATTTTATGAACAGATGCAAGTGTGTCATCATCCATAATATCTGGATATTTAGCTTTGAGTGCTTCACTAATAAGTTTATTTTGATAATCAACATTGCCAATCTGACTCAAGTTGGCAGCAGCTTGAACACTTACAACTTTAGAAGCATCGTCGCCATCAACTCGCATATAAATAATATCGCTGATTTCATGCGTCTTTTTGATTTCATTTACCACCTTTTTTAGTTCAGTAGCAATGGTTTCTTTGCAACGCACACGAAGTTTTGGCTTCTTGGGCATTGTGCTTATATCAGTCATCAACTTGCCGTCATCAATATCAATAGTAAAATAACCATAATCATTTGGTATTTCTACATGCTTGTATGCTTTGTTCTTTACGTCCCACAAAGAAAATCCATGACCAAGCAATGCTTCACCGTGATTTTGTTGTATGCACGAACCAGCATAACGAATGATTGGCTTTTCCGCTGCCGGATCATACATTTGCAGATTTTGTGCCATGTGTATATCTCCAAGCAGTGCCATGTCATGACCATCAAACATATCGTTCGTGATACTCTTGTTGGTTACTGTATAACCCACATCAGTTTTGGCGTCAAATACACCACCATGATACAGAGCAATCTTTGTATCAAACTCGGTCTTGATTTTCTTGGTCACATCTTTCATTTTTATAAATGAAGTATGGTCGGTGAAAATAGACATGTTATTTATAAGAATATTAGCAAATGAATACAACTTGCTTTCTTTTAGATAATAAAGATTGTCGTGCGCCAAATTTTCTACAATAGGAGTCAAACTATCTAATCTCGTTGTGTTTGTGAGCAAACAATCATGATTACCAGCAATAACAATCGTAGGACGCAAATCAGATAAACTCTTTAGAAGGTCGCTCATGAGTTGAACACATTCGGGCGAAAGGTCAACTTTGCTGTGTGTGAGGTCTCCCGCTATAACAACCAATGTGTTTACTGGTGTCTTTTTAACCTCTTCATACACCTTCCCAAACACTTCACGATATTCTTCATGGCGTTTGGTCAAACGAATATGAATGTCCGCCATATGAACAATATAATCCACTCTGGTTAGATTGGTGTTTAGTTTCTCAAATGTATCTATCATAAAGTTTTTAGTTCGGCTATAAGATTTGGCTCGTCAAATGTGGTTTCTTTCACCCGAAAGAACTTACATTTTAGGCACTCTTCTATTTGTTGTTGTCTTATTGTATCTTTTTCTTTTAGCGTTCCATCCACATTATAATGATGCGGTTCGTCCCACTCAATCACTATATTGCGGGTTGGTTCGTAATAGTCAATCCAATATCCAAGTTTTGCGAGGAAATGTTCTCCGCCATTCATTGCGTGCTTTCCATCCCACCCAAGTGCGGAGTTTATATTATCAAATACTTTACACGCGGATTTATTATATGATGGGACTATTTGATGGCCATTGTATTTGTCTTCCGCTATTTCTTTTATTCTTTTCAACCGAAGCTTTGTTTTGCCTTCTTCCGATATTATTGGACCGGGAATATTTTTTAGTTTTCTTGTTTCGCTTATTTTCTTTCGAGTTTCTAATGTATGATTTTTTCCATACATTCCGTTATTCTCTCCCGCGTTGATTTCTTTTAGCCGTTCTATGGTTGCCAATGAGTGTTTTTTTCCCAGCATTGGATGTGTATATTTTTTATGTCTTTTTACAAGACCGGCGCTGACATTTTTTCTCTGCGCTTCGGTCATTTTTACTCCACCTCTGTATGGAGGTTTATATCCAGCATCCATTCTTTTTTTGGCATGACAAGAACCGCATAAAGATTTTCTCTTTTTTCCGATTTGGTATCCACGCTTTGACTCGTATATCAACATCTTATTACACTTTGGGCAGTGTCTTATTCTTTTCTTTTGATCCCCAATAACGACCCATTCGGTTTTCACAGATAAGTGCTCTATGACGACTATAGTATAGTTTTGCTCGCTTCCGATTGTCTTCTCGGATTGACTCTGCGGTTCTTGTTTTTTTTCTTCCCATGATGATGTTGTGTTTGTATTGTTCATATAAACATAAATATATGTTGTTAGAACAAAAAGTGTTAGAACATACTTATTATATTATTATTCCAATCTTAGCATGGTCAGTGCTCTAAAGTCAAGCACTTCTGTTTTTCTAATCTTTTCCATTGTTGCAGCAAAACCCAAAACATTTGGATCTTTGCCTTGCAGTTGTATCAACTTGGATACTTTACCAATAGAGTTTATATATTCTGCGATGCGAATTGCATTATTCAATGCATCATCATCCAACACAATATTCACTTCTGGACATTTGCTTTGTACAATTGTTGCTTTTAGTTTTGCGCTCAAAGTTTTTCCAAAAAGTGGAATTGCATTTCTTTTTATTGAGATGGCATCTAAAGCACCCTCACATAAATAAATTGGAAAATCAAAATCAACAAGGTTTTCAAATCCTACAATATTTTTACTAAACTCGCTGTTTTTGTATTTGTAGCCATCATCATAATAACTGCGACAACTATAAAAGTTTAAGTTGTTATTTTTATCATATGACGGAAATACAAGTCGGTTAGCAAATGGTCCTTTGCTGCAATATCCAATGTTGTATTTTATAATATCACAAAATGATAGTTTGCGTTTTTTTGCATAGTTTAATGCAACACGATATTCTATACTAGCATCATTTTCCGCCAAACTTTTAAATTCATCTGGCAAACATAATATTTCACCACTATCTTCATATACTTTATTTGAAGTTAGTGAAGCAATCTTTTTATCAAACTCTGATAAACTATTTTTAGAAACATGTGCTCCTACAAGAGATTCCAACTTGTTGAACTGTTCTTGCGTGGCTTGTGCAAGTTTCAACAACCAATATAATCCTCTGCCTTTTATATTACATGTCCAACAATGCCAAGCATTTGGAGCATCAAGACACACTTCCAATTTTCGCTTGCGATGATGACATTTTGGACAATGATATTGTAAATTATTTCCTTTACGCAGTCGTCCTGTGTCTTTTAGAACATTATTTACTAAAATTGTGAGTTCTGATGTTTTTAGCGACGACATTTACACTGTCACTATACACAGAACATTCAATCAGTCAACCAATAAAAAACCCGCCAAATACGGCGGGTTTTGTAATTTATAATCTTTCAAGCTTGTTTTATGCTCGGCTGTCAATTGACATATCTTCTGGTATGGCTTTTTTAAATTTTTTTATAAAGTCCACATAAATTTTTTCAAGATTGTCTAATTGTTTGTTTTCTTCATTTGAAAGCATAAAATCTCCTTCAGTATCTATCTTTTGTTCCAGCACCATCATAAAGTGAGCGAATTTATGCCTGACATCGCCCGCTTCTGAATATAATTTTTTGATTTCGGGCCTCTTATCCGGAGATGACTGCGCGTATGCGCCTCGAATGAATTCTACAATCTCGCGGGATGATTCCATTATTTGCTTCATATACCTGACGCCCTCCTGTGCGCGACCCCTGTCATTCGAGTCAAACCCGGAGCTGATTGCATTTTTTGCTTTTAAAAATAATGATTTTGCAGTTTTCCCCACAGCCTTGATATCATCTTTAAAATCGTCAGCGCCATATTCGTTAATTGCGTTTGACTGGCGGTGTTTGATTGCCGATCTGGTTTGCTCTTGAATCACTTCTTTAATCAACTGTTTTAATTCGCTTCTTTTCATAATATTATGTTTGTTTGTTAAATGTTATATCAATAAATATATGATAATATCAAAAAAATCAAAAAAAACGAAATATATATCAACCCGCCAAACTTAATACTATAGCATCTCTAACATCTTCCATTCTTTTTTCTTCATTGCCCTTTTTATTAAGAATAGTCCAAGGCTTCATGTCATATAGTTTCTCAACTTGTTCTTTTACAAACACTTTTGACTTCATTCCTTTGCATCGTGCAATTCCAAATGCTTTCTTTCGCGCCGTTTGAGCATGTATGCTTTCTACTTTCAATTTATAATGGTTTTCTAATATATAACCAACAACTGCCTTGTTTTTCACAAGTTTGATTATAACTTGTTGCGAAGTGCCTCCGCCAGCAAATCCAAACAAGCTTTCTTCAATCATTATTTTCTCAAAAGTTTGATCTTTTAAAGCAGTTATAATAAGTTCTGCTTTAGCAGCATACTCAATCACATCAGAAATATCAACAAACCCAGCACCAATAATAATCTTATTTTCTGATACAGCCCAACCACAAGTTGTGGTGGATAAATCCAATCCCAATACTTTCATATAACCTTTTTTTATTTTAATTAATAATAATTACGATTATCGTGATTGTATGCATTTTGAGCATATCTCAGCGAATATCCATTGAATGATGTGACTCTTAGTGGAGCATATACTAAAAATTGACTTGGCTGGAATGTGCGTTCATACTGCGTATCCGCATTACGACGTGTTGTCATATAATTTGGAGCACCTGCCTGTTTGCCCAGACCCCAAGCCATGCTGTTTATAGTATTTCGTGTAAGATGTGAGCGTATACCAGATGGTTGACTGGTGCGAATATTTTTATATAGATCAAGCAGCGATTCTGTTGATGATGGTCTTGGCGTCGGTCTTAGTATTTCTGGCATAATGATATTCTCCTATTTGTTTATTATAAATATAATGTCATGTATCAAAACGAACAATGATATTAACGGGCCAATCTATTAAATTTTTAACAGGTCTGCCCAATTTTCCAACCGCCACAAGCTCATTTCCATCATATAATCCAACAGTTGTTATAAATGGTGCCAGATATGAACCGGTGGGATCATATGATGAACTATATTCATATTCCAAGAAATGTGGATTGACCTTGTGAATATCAGTATGGCAATATGGATTGAGATAATCATTTATATCCCTTACATATTTTCTTGTTGAGGCCGGTGATAATAAAGGTATCAGATTTTGTGGAACAAGTCGTTCTAAATAATATAATGCAAGTATGTTCGCATCATTCATGTTGATTTTACCGTCGCCATCTATATCAAGCAATTCCGTGTCAACAAGATTGCTCTGGATATAGTCATATGCAGTTTTTGTGAAAGCATTGAATGAAGAACTTGCAATATAAGCTGCACTGCCTGTTTGTTCCTGAAGCAGTACGTCTTCGGATTCAAGTTGTAGAAGATCATCTCCCCACCAACTGTTATCAGCGTTTGAATTTTGTTCAAGTACTACACCATTATCGTCGAAAATAAATTCTTCAAAGAATTTTCTTTTTTGAAAAAATCTCATTATCAAATCAACGTCAAGAAAATCAAACACACCATCTTGGTTTACGTCAAACATTAATGGAGTTTTTACCAATGATGTTGGATTTGTACTATAATTAAATTCGCCGGGTCGAATAGATGTCAGATATTCGTGTTCATAAATTGTATGTGACCCTTGATACGTTAGGTCAAACCCACCCGATCCGGTTTTTGTAAATATATCACGGTAATTTGACCCCGTGTGAGTAAGTGCGAAATATCCATTTTTGTAAAATACATTTCCTATAAGCGGATTGTCCTCAAGATTTGTGACGTTGTAAACATACACAGAACCGGAGCAATTTGCCGGAAAATCAACAAGGTTGTTTGGATCGTACACCGAAGCCGTGGCGCTCGCAGTTGCAAAATGAACAACCGGTGCACCCACAACCATGAAATCTGAGCATAAGCAAACTGAATATCCATAAATATTTGATGGCTTATTTGCTTCTTTGTTGCGTCGTATGGTTTCTGTCAATTGCCATGTTTCATTTACATCACTGTATTTGTATATGGCAACTCTACCCAGCACTCCATTTGGATCATCCGATGAACTTGCTTGGTATAATAAATCGTCTATGATATATTCACCATCGAAGTAATCAACATTTCTTCCCACTTTGTCGGACCAAGAAGTGATCGCGCTATATAATCCTCCCAGAGACACGGACTTCCCAAAATTATTATTATACTGATATTTTCTATCGCCAAATGTTTTCAATACTTGCCAATATCCCAAAGAACCGCAGCGATAGTCATTTCTATAAAAATACGCAGAACCCAGACTGGTCGGTGATCCTGTATATGAAGCATATGGAATAAATGCCTTGTCGCGAAGACATCCAATTACAAGGTTTTTTCCACCAATCGCAACCGACGTACCAAATCCATCGTCCGATATTGATACACCCGTCACGTCAATTGAATAGAATTGAGAAGACATATCCAAGTCACCATATGTACCATCTCTTCTGAATGTTTTTGCTTCTCCCCAAGAAGCCGTTGGACAATCGCCGACGGAAGATGAGTAATAAGAGCATGTAAACAATGTTGCATACCCATTTCCAGTCTTGTTTGTTCCAACAAACAAGCTGCCAGAATCAAGTGCAACGCACCATCCAAAGTTGTCTCCCAATGATAAAACACTGGAAGTGAGGATGGCTTCATATTCCCAACTATAACTTCCAGACCAAGCGCCATTTTCAACTCGATAATATGAACTTGATACTCTTCTTGTATCTGTAGAATTTGGATCATAAGATGCCGACATTGATCCGCTTAGAAGTTCGATGCTTGAACTTGTATATGCCATCGACGAGTATGTCCAAGGAATTGGTCTTTCGCTGTATATAATCAAAGAACCGGATTCTGATATAATTTCGTCGCACAAGTCCGTTTCCGGAGATAATGTTTGCCAAAAAGAACTTGTTTCAATTGCATCGCATCCACTGCTCATGTATTGTTTTCGTCTGAAGATATACACGGCACCCGAACCGCTGACTCCCGGTGCGCCTATGGCGAGGGTATCTCTGTCCAATGAAACCGATTTACCAAAATTATCTCCATTTGAATTTCCTTGTATAATATTTATCAACCCCCAATTATCGGTTCCGCCTTTGTATTTATCATACACAAACACATATCCTGGATATGAACCGGTTGGAAAACATATTGAACCGGACGATGACCCAACTGCCAAAAAGTTATCACGGACAGACACAGACTGTCCAAATGTGTCAGTAAAATACGAACCACTATTTTGCAAATTCTCCACAGTGTATGGAAATGTCTTGTCTATATCAAAGTCTTGCAAGAATCCAACGTCTCTCAACGGCGATGTAAATTTCTTTATTGGTCTGTGAATTCCCAAATTATCATCATATTTGAATATGGCCGCATAGCCTTGACTTCCCGTATTCAAATTATATTTGTCTATAGATGAACCGGCCACAACATATTTATACCACGAGCTGACTGCTTCTCCGAAGTGTTCATTGTCCGATTGAAATGTATCAACCAACGAACTTGAATCGTATAAATAATCGGATGTACCGGTGTACGAAACATTCATACCAAGTTTGAGATATTCTTTTGCGGTATCAACATCTATATGCTTGGATTCTCCGTCTAATAAATTCAAATAAAATTCCCCACTTGAAGTGTTCCAATACGGTCGAGGATATATGTTCCTCATTGCACTCAAATACGTGTAATCAGAGAAATGTGATCCCGAGATATAAAGATTGGTATATCCATCATCTTTGATGATATATGTGGCATGTGGATTGGAATTGTCCACTATTTCAACGGTTTCCGGTCTTATTTTTTCACCAAAATTTGTTTGATTTAGTGCCAAAGTAACAACTCTATCGTGTATATTTCTTACTTCCTTTTTTCCAGTTGCCGTGTCGGTTACAATACTTTCAACACCAAACAACTCCATAAAATTTTTCTTGTTACGATAAAACATGGAGTCTGTGAGGCTGTATATATTTCTGGCATATTTTCCAGATGGATTAATCAATTCAACTGACGCTGTATAATATGAACTCCCAGATGGATAAAATATGGAAGTATTTTTTATTCCCTCATTAACTTCGCACAGACTATCATAATAAGTATTAAATCCATATGCATCCTTATGACCAAGATGTACACTCTGAACGCTCCAGTGTTTGAAAGTCTTAAATGGTCTTACTGTGATATCTCCTGCGGAGAACTGCTTTATCATATATAGATAAATATAATCAATGTTTGAGTATTCACTTGCCGATGGAGCGAGTTTTTACAATTGACAACATTTCTTTATAACCCATCCCAAAACACACTACTTAAACAATGTAAAATTTAACTTTTATTAGTTAAACATCTATCTTAATTTTTATAAGGCACTCGTTGGTAAAGTCTTTTAACAACGGCTGACTCAGTTTTGCAACAGCAACCAAGTCGTTTGTTTCATTATATAGACCAACCGAGGTTACATATACTTTTGGATTGGTATAAAAATCGGTGAATCTCAATTTACCATACTCCGAACTAGATTTGTCAGATATAATAAATGTTGGATTGTTGCTGTAATTATACTCTTGGTTCTTTACTCTCACAAAATAATGACGAGCGGGAACATATTCAGTTACTCTCGCTTTCATTGGCAACGCAGCCGCACCCTGTTTTATAGATGCGAAGAGAACATTCTGCATTCGTGCAAATCCATCACCCCAATAGTTTGAAGTATAATCGTTCAAGGATATTCCGCCAACATTTCCAACCAACGACTGAAGAACTGTCGGGTTCAATATGATTATTCCCAAGTCTGGGTATATAGATCCAATTGCTTCGTAATTTTTTGTTGTGGACAAAGATCCGCTTTCAATCGAACCTCGTATAAGATTATAACGCTTTCCACCAGTCTGCACACCAGTTTCCGGATTAATTCTGGAATCATCGATCAGTGTAATTTTTCCATTTGCTCCACTGGACCCACTTAGTGTAAATTCAAATTGACCAGGATCTAAACGATCTTTGTATTTTGTGCCTCTAAATGAAATTGCGTAAATATCATCAGAATCAATCTGTGTCTGGTTTCCGTTATTATCCGATTTAACAAATGTAAATTTAGAATCACCGGGTGCTAACAGTAAATTTCGGTATTGATTGTATATTGCCTTTGTTGGATATATCAAACTTCCCTGTGACGCGTTTTTGTCGAATGTTGAAGAACCCGATCCTGCGGAGTGACCATACGTAATCGAAAAATATACGTCGGAACTGGCGGACGCTACTGGATAATCATAAACGTTGGTATAATACAGTCCATTTAACGGTTCATACAGCGATGATGACTGCGTCGTTTGAATACTGCTGGTATAAAACTGAGACCAGTTCGTTTCGCCGTCGCTCCACATTCCAGTGGACACTGGTTGGGATCTTCCCGCCACTATGTCCGTTTGATCAAATTGCTTGAAGATCATATGATTTTAATTAATTTCTCACGTTAACAGTGACTGGGATCGAAATTGACCCGCCACTCTCGTTGCCAATGATTGTTAGAGTAGTTCCAGTTGTAGTGGTCAATGACATATTTGGTACAAATCTAAATCTTAATCCAAGTGCCACTTGTGCAGTTGTGGACGAAACATCCCCGATGAATGTTGGAATTGTTGCAGTTGTTGCAGTCTGAAGCTGCTCTCCAACAATAGTGCCAACGGTTTTATTAGCTAAAATTGCAGTGTATCCAAGTGTAGTGTTGTATGCTGGATTTGTGCTTGGAACAACAACAACCTCTCCTTTGTAATCATTGTCAACGTTGATGGAACTTTGACCAAGACTGATAACTGGGATTGAAGTCTGTCCAGAAGGCAATGTTACTAGCTTATATTTTAAAGCTTGAGTTTCATCTGTGAATGCTTCAAACACCGGAGTATTACGAACGGCGAGGTCATAATATGCCGATCCCTGTGGGTGATTTGGTTGATACAAACTATAATCAATTTCATCATCCGAAAGAGCATACGATGTGATATTAAGACCGCCTTTTGCCGCCAGCAATTCTCTGCCCTTTTTTGTGAGAACCGCATCCACAGTGATTGTCTGATTATTGATATACGCCATATAGTGTTACTTTCCTAATAAATATATACGCCATTCTCTTTTTTCTTATTTTTTTATATAGTTTTCACAATAACCGCATCAGTATTGTCGGTCAATCCAGTCTTTGGATCTACAGTAGTTTTTTTATTTTGACTACTACGTTTCCATTTATAATTGGTTTGGACTTTGGTTATTGGATTTGTTTGATATGCGTTAATTTCTTTTTGAGAAAACTGCAATTTGCTATATTTGTGATGAGTTTCCATGTAACCATTCAATAATTTGGAGCTTGTTGGATAGTATTCCATGGAGTAAATCTTGCGATAATTTAGACCAGAAGCCAGCGGCGCAAATAAATCGCCCGAACCATGTGTGGAAAATATATTAAATATCGACGATGTGGGAGCTTCTGATATAAATTGAATATTATACACCGTTCGTTCATATATTGAACTTGAATAATTCCCAGCAAAAAAACTTCCACTGAAATGCCCGTATATATAGCCTTCAAACGATTGAACACCACCATCAACATCAAAATATCCAGAATATGTAACTGGACATCCATTTTGGAACATACTTCCCGATATAATAATTCCTGGATTTACAATCGTACCATTCGTAATTGCACCGTATATTGGATCTATGTAAGGATACTGCACTACATCCAATCCATTTACCGAACCGGATATTATTCCCATAAGGTTATGAGAATTGGTTGTAGCATAATCTTGCCAACCGCGCATACCGGCATCAAAATATAAACTTCCGCTGAAATATGTTTTTGGTATAGATTGGCCTCTTGGAGAAACCGATGCAGTCATTGGATATCTGTCCACAACCGGCAATTTTGCAATATTAACCTTATAATAAGTGTTTGTGATTGTTTCCGTTTTTCCCGAAAAATCATTCACTATCTGGTTTTCATTCAATTGAGAATATGGAGCAACGTATTTTTGCGACACTTGATATTTTTTCGTGTATGGTATTACATCCGCCCTATAATAATTTCCATTATAATATGTCAATCCGTTATTTCCATAAATTTCAAAACCATATTGATCTTGTTCCGCCGGAAAAAATACTTGATTTACATCCGAATATGTTGCAATTCCTCTGTATTCCTGTCCCAATATTCCAACTCTATCCGGATCTTTTACAACGCTAATTTTACTTTTTGAATAAGTTTCGCCAGTTTTTTGATCTATGTTCTCTTTCACCAGCGGCTTCAATTGTAACTTTGGTCTTTCCAGTATGCTCGGTTCAATCAATATACCGTCCACTAATTTTGCTCTGGCCGGAATTATCCCTTTTATATATTTGAACATTGCCTTGTCAAAATAGAATCGAACAATATTCATGAAGAATGTGAAATCAATATTTCCAAATCCTTGGTCGTAATATATCTGTCTAAATCTTTCAAATTTATCGTAAGAATTTTTGTAAACGGATGCCGGATCTCCAATCAAATCTCCCAATGGAAATTCACCAAAGAACTTAATGATTTCCGTATTTTGCATTTCCGACGGAGAGAAAAATATTCCAAGCTTGTTTGAATCTGTACTTATCAGTTCACTCGTCATATATGACGCTCGTGTATCTGGAGAAAGATTTGTGGAAAGTTCTTGTTCCACATAATTAATTTTATTACTTCTGAATTTACTGGACCCATAATCGGGAATTTTCATTATCATTCGCACGTCCTTGCGAGAAAACTGATATGGAAACGACGGGCCTTCGGATGGGTCGCAATATGACAATCTCTCCAATTTACCAAAAGATTCTGGAAAGTTTGCGGCTCCAAATGTTGGAAAATCTTTTCTAAATGATAAATTATTCAAGTTCACCGCGTATGATTCGGTAGTATAAAGATCGACTGGTCGCTCAAATGATATTCTATACAAATTATCAGAAATCATTTCCATAGGATCTTCGAGGTCATATGCATTTCTGTGAAGTGTGTGTGCCTCAAAACGTGCGGTCGATAATGGAGTTTCCCATACTCGTATATCGTCAATATTTCCAAAAAAAGCCTCTGGGTCGATATTTAAAGACGCAGTACTTTGATTGTAATTTCCTATATACAGATACTCACCAGTACCAAAAGAATTATTGAAACTTCCACTCACGAACATACTGGAAGTTACACTGTAAGTTATTCTATCATCTTCCGATTTTTGAAGAAGTAGGTCATATCTGGTTGGATATTCATCCAAATTTATAGTTGCATTGAAATGAACATCAACATCGTTTCTCTTTACCATTGCGTGGTAAGAATTTCCATCAAATATTGGGGCGCGTGATGTAACGGCGGTCTTAACATTTCCATACCCATCATCTATACTGAAAAATAATTTCCCCCAATCATTTCCTCTGTCGCGAACAGCACCAACCACCCAATTATCAGAACAATTTGCCAATCTAAAAACCGTACCAGATTCACTTGTTTTTGCTGGATCAAATCTGAAATTGAATTCAATTGTCTTTGCACTACCGGTCCAATTAAGAACGAAATACTCAAAACTTCCGCTGAAATATGGCTCGTATTTTACTTCTTCCACGATATGTTCTGTAGTATCGGTAAGATTGCTAGTATTTAATATTCCGCCATATTCTTTTATTTTAATGATATTCTTTGGAACGCCAAAGCATGAAATTAATGCATTCAATGATGCTTCCGTCCCCTTCGCTTTGTATATGAAAGGAAGACTATTCAATAATCTTTTCCATATTATTTGGTTTCTTTGTTCTTCGGAAAGATTTCTGGCTTGAGAATAAAATTCAGATTCTGGGTCAAAATCGTTTTTTGAGAATGACGCCAGAATAAGCGGAAGGTTATCTTTTGATATTTCCGCATCCCACCCAAGTGAACGAAGCATATCTCCAACAATATCCAAGGATATTCCAAAATTTGGAGAACTTGAATAATTATTTTTTTCAGTTAACTGTTTTATAGTCAATGAAATATTATCAAAAAAATGACCAACCATGGCCACAAACTTTATATAATCGGCATTGTTGCTTGCGTCCTCTATAATGAACTGTGGCAAATTATTTATCAATGAGCCTCCATTATTTTTATCATAGAATGATGCCGACGTGTATCCATCAACTCCCTCTCCATGTTTTATATACCAACCGGGATTTTCATACAAAAATATTTCATATCCATCCATTCCAGCCTCCAACTCATCTATTTGAGAATTTGCATCAGATTTTTCTTTTAAATAAAATGCATCATTTGGATTTGAAACAAGTTTGGCGTTAATGGTGTCTATTTCATAATACAAAGAATCGATTTGCTTTCTTTTACCACCAAATGCTTGAAGTCTAATATCCGCCGAAGAAAAATTTACAAAATTTTCAAAGTTTCTGTAATTTGTAGTATCAATCAGTTGGTTTTCACGCGAACTTATCTTCTTTGCCAATTCATTGTATGCACTTCCGGTGACAGAAATTAGTTCATCCATCGACAAAGCTTGCGTGGAATTTCCCTCATTTTCTATTTTTACAAGAAAATTTGGTCCTCTCAACGGTATTGTTTTAATTTCTACTTTTGAAAAATAAAATAAATTCTGTACAATTGGCAAGAATCCGAAATCACATGTGATCCACGCCTCTGCACCCAAGTCAAAATTTTGTGGCAATGGATCTATTATTTTAAGTGCTAAATAATCATAGAACCTTGGATCTTGAGTTGGAATCAATTTTTGATTGATTATTGATATTTTTTGACCATTTGTAAAATTTAAGTAATACTTAAAATACCCAGATAAATCTATATTTCGCTTGAGTTCTGCCTCATAAATCGCGGGATAAAATATTTCGTTATAAAATATAGTTTGTAAAAATTCAACAATTTGAGGAAAACTATCTGGACGTTTGTTTGTGATATTGTTGAGTTCTCTATCAACAATAAACAAAAACAAACTGTAATAATAATCCTGTATAATTTGGAATGTAACTCCAGCTTCATAATTCTGATACATCCAATTATTGAACTGATTATATATTCCAAGAATATTATTGTTGGCAATTTGTCTATTTGATTTGTAATTTCCGGTTGATACTCCGTAATATATGTCGGTCAAAAAGTTTATTACGTCAACGTCCGTTTTGAGTCCATAATTATACTTCAGAGCAGCCGATCCACTTGGATTGGATTCCATCACTAGATTATAAATGTTGTATATTTGGGGATTGGAAATATTCGTTGATATTTCTTCAACAACATCTTTCAATTGAAGTCGACTGTTGGAAAATATATCATATTCTCGATTTATTTCCGAATCGGTACCTCTCAGCGTTTGAGGTATCAATGTTATTTCTTGTCTTCCGGTAGAAATAGTATTGATGATAAGTCTCTCGCCGTTTTGTTTTTCATTTCCAACAATATTTCTATTTAATTCAACATATAGCTTATAATTCCCATCCTGCACTCCAATAGAATTCAAGCATCTGCTTACATCAAATAGCAGTGACTTTTGGTCGCTACCAACAATGAAAAAATCACTATTATATTTCTTGTATGAGTATTGATTATACTGATTAAAAGAATCATAATATGACGCGGTGTGTTTTGTGTAAGAACCACTGGAATAAATGGTTGTGGAAGCAACAAATTCACCACTTAGCTCATATACGCCAACATTTATGATGTCTTTTTCCGATTTACCGAACGGAAAATTGCTGGAAGTTTGATTTTCTGTGTAAAAAATAATGTCCGACTGGGACAAGGTAGATCCATGACCCAAAGATTTCGAGGGATATGATATGAATTGCAAACTATTATTCAAATTTTCCATATAACTTATAATTCGTAAAATGTAGGATCAATCTTCGTCTCTACTTTAGTTGGAATATACACAGCATTTATCAACTCTATTGTAATAGATGAACTATATATCTGATCAGGAGCATTCTGTATTATCAAATTTCCACTACTATCAATATTTGGAATGATCGAACCGCTGCGAGTTAGTTTTTCTATGTCGGTTTGATTGTATCCTTGCAAAGTTGGGTTTGGATTCATCTTGAAATCTTAAATGGTGTTGGGATATCAAATGTCATTATAGACCCGCTTTGCTCTGTTCTTATTTGAACCTTGTAGTATCTTTCCGACGGTAGACCAGTTGTGTCTAGCATGAAATAATTTCCATTTGAATCAAAGCTCAAACGAGTAAAATTATCATATGGCAATATATTTTCCTCGCTCTCGGCGTCCTTTATTTGATAAAAGCTAGATGATGGTAGATAGTACTGTGATAAATAATCGGAAAGTTTGTTCGTAAATGTCTTTTGAGGATATCTTTTTCTGGGACTAACATCCAGTCTGATGATTGATCCAAACTTATATTCCGTGGCCATGTTTTTTATGCCAACTACGGCATCTCGAATTTGAATTGGGCTGGCACTTCCTGTATCAAATCCTGGTGACTCCCAACTTAAAACAGAGTCATCCCACGCAACATCCAGATATGGTGAATATATAGTATTTGTTTCTTTGCTGAAGAATTTCAAAGTTCCATATTCAACAGAACTTGATTCATCGCTGTGCATCAAAATTAAACCATTATTTTCAATTTCTTCATTTAACCACCCAAGCACCATGCTAGTTACTTCCATTTTAACATCGCTTGTTTGATAATCAAAGTCCTGTTTGGCACTATAGCTTCCAGAAATATATATATGTGTGTCAATGGCTGAACCGGATTTTTTGGTATTGCTGTCTATCCACCACACACCGCCGCCACTGCAATCCGTAAATGACCCCGTACTCCACCACTTTTCAATCTGATCCGCTCTACTGAATTTCCAATTTACACCATCCGGTGAGGTTGATCCGTCATATTTATAACCGGTGCCCATATCCCAAGATTGAGAAATTGGATAAGCAAATAATGTGTATTTTGTTGGAACTTCAACGGACTCACATATTTTCAGATTGAGGTAAAATTTAGGGTTTATTATTTCGTTATTTGTTATTGCGGTTGCAACATCGTCCAAATCAAAACGAAGTAGTGCTCTTGAAACAACCGAACTCATTGTGTTGGTGTATCTTGGTTCGTATGAACTGGAAATGACAACAGAACTGGTTGACTCCGGATTAAATGATCCCGAAAATGAACCACTCAACAATTCGCAACTTGATGCCGTGTATCCGACCAGTTCCGTATATTGAACTACGCTGGAGCATCCGTTGGTAGATATTCGCTTTTCCACTTCAAGCAGTTCGTCCAATCCTGTATTTTTATACATATAGGCTGGAAGATTGCTTATGTATGCGTCTTTAGTTGGATATAAAAAGTAGTGCATGTGCTATATTATTCACATTATAAATATACGCCGCCTCAAATAAATTTGAGCTATATTTACGCTACACGCCCCACTATATCTTTTGATGGAAAACGGACTTCAAATACACTTGGATCAATTGATGGATATATAACTCCATCAACAGTGGCTTTTCCTATATTATACTCATGCGGAGAATAATCCCCATCTTTTAATGTTAAATTCTTGACATTCAAATATGTCACAGATTGTACTCCATCCACTTTTGCGATTTCCAATTGAAGGCGACTTAAATTAATAGGTTGACAGAATTTAATGTTATTAATATCAAAAAATTGTTGAACCAATGTTAAACAATTTGCCAGAACTTCTCGTTTATTATAATTCTTGTATACAATTACCGTAAAATCTATTCCTATATTTATGATATATCCATCAATCATATTTACACTGTCTGTCAACATTCTATATTGATTTAGATAATTTTTCAAATTTTGGCGAATAGCTTCGTTTGATGTGATTAACCGCTGGTTGTTGTCATAACATAAGATATAAAGATTTATAGCGAACTGATTATTTTTATCTGGGTTGACTTTGTTAATTGTGCCCGGAGAAAAACGGCCCGATTGAGTTTCCGTCGGAGTCGCTTGTATGTTTGCCATATCAAGTTGCGTATCAGTTACTGCATAAACTTTTGCTATAGATCCATATTTTGATGGCATTGCAAATGTTCTTACCTCGTAATCTCCCTGAGTAACAACTCTGTTTTGTGCGGCGAAATAAGCAAGTGCGTTATTTCTTATTTCATCGTTTGTTTCGGCGCTTCTTCCACCCGACGCGGAAATGGGATTATTTACTTTGACGGAACGGCGTACGAGATTTGTAAGATCCAATTCAAGCTTTCCTATCTCGGTCAAATCTCCGAAAAATTCCACCGAGCTAATATTTTTTATGGAGTTGGAATTTATATTGCTAGTTATTCCTCCACCAACAACATATCTAATTGTCAGGGTGGTGTTTGATGGAGCCTGCCCGAATGACTTTGACGACAGAAAGTTAGATGGATCATATGCAATATTCTCAGCTCTGAATGTGGTAGGCTTACTAACGGTGAATGCGTTTGGAACAATGAGTTCGTCTTCTTTGATACTTGTGCCAGACCCAAATTCCAAAAATGTGGTATTGTCGGCACCAACTCCTGTCACAAATCTTTTTGCCGTGCGCAAATATCTCAACAAAAACGGAGAAGTATCTCTGTATACCGATAGAGTATTATCGTTTTTATAAATATTCTCGTAGTTGACTGGTACAAGATCTTGTGCGAGATAATCCGTTTCATGCCAGCGATTTCCATCGGAATCGTATATATCCATTACCTCAATTACATTTGGTTCGTCCAAATATACTTTTAAGAATGGAGACGGATTTCCAATAGACACCGTTTTTGTAACAATTCTACCAGAAAATGCATCAACCGTCTTTTTTAACACAAAAAAATCGGGTTGACCGGCTGCATTGCGTTGAAACACGGATACCTCCAGTGGATCGTTTTTTGTATCCACTGTAAAATCTACAGGAGAATTTGTTAAAAATGATATTCCGCTATCACTGGTAGTTGACATACCAGCTTTTATGATTTGAGAATAGTTTAGGTCGGGAACCATTTGACCGCCTGTGTTCATCTTCGATGGCACAAGTTGATATACATCCAACTTTGTGACTGATGGTGATATTGGCTTCATCTTATATCCCATCGATCTAGCGGCATCGATTATGTTCTTACGTTCTTCCGAATTAACCAACATAGATTCTTTAAATTGATAATCTATATAATACGACAACACATCTCCAACATATGCAGCCATTTCAATAAACATCATGCCCGCAGAAGCATCGCTAAAATCCTTGTATGTGTTTGGATAGTATGTTTTAGCAAAATCCATCAACGATTGTTTCAACTGAGTGAAATCTTTATTGAGATATTTTACATCTTTTTTATCCGGCTGAAATGATTTTGGTGTATCTAGTATCATATATTTCCAGAATTTACGGCAACTTCGATGGTTTGTGTTTTGTTGATACCCGCACTTGGTACCGTGAATAATACTTTTACTCCAACTTTGTTTTTGTCTTTGTATTCCGCGCTACTGGTATAAATTTGAATGTCTTGAATTTTTACATAACTCATCCATTTTGCAATATCTCTTTGTATGGAATTTTTTACCATAGGGGTAATATCATCTGTATAATTTTCAAATAAGATGTTCCACAAACCAGATCCAAATTCCGGATTCATTCTACGCTCGCCTTTTCTCGTTCTCAAAAGTACATTAAGGTTGCTTTTTATCTGTTCGAGAATGTCATAGCTTGAATTAAAAAATCCCTGCGGCCCATGAGTTATAGGCAATAATATTCCATATGTCTGTGACGGAGTTACCATTTTTATACCGGACGTTTTGCTGTTGCCTTGGCGTCAACAGCCTTTAGTAATTTGGAATAATCGCGCGACAGTGCATTCGCAACTGCCGCCATTTCTTTATTTTCATTCAATGTTTCAATTGGAAGAGTTTTGATGACATCCATTGCCGATGGTGCGGATGCTTCTTCATATGGAACTCCGCCGACAGTTTCATTCAGAATCTGATTGAGGATTGGATTTTTTGCAAACATCTTCATAGGCGGTGGAGTTTGTTGCTTTGCCGGACCATCAAACTTTACATTAAAATTTGTAGTTTTTGTTGGTATCGAAGCCATCGGCCTTTTGGACTCTAATATGGCGTCTGAATTCTGAGTTATTTTTTCAGCCAATACTTCCATCAGAAGTTGTGGAAGTGCATTATTAACTTCTTCTTTTACGATAGTTCTTATAATATCTACTAGTTCGTTCTTTTTCATATATATGGTTCCTTATATAAATATACAATATTTTTAATTATTATCCGGTTGGTGGAAAGGTATATGTCTTTTGTTGAGAATTTTGACTTATAAATTCCGATTGATTTATCTCCACTTTTGCCTGAAGTTCAGATGTTATGGACGGAAATGCATCTCCTAACGTGGGTATACCGGATTTTGGTACTTCGGGCGCAATTTCTGTCACGTTACCTTCTTCATCAGTTTCCGTTCTGGGCGGGTTTGATATTTTAAAGTTCAATTCAAATTGCCCCTGTGCGGCTCCCAGAACCCCGCCAATTTGGTCTTTTAAGTCTCCTATCTTTTCATTTATTCCAGTTTTATCCACAGCATCATTTACTTGATCCATTACTTGACCAACAATATCGTCTGCAATTTGGCTCAAGAGATGTTTCAATATTTCGCTTGGACTGTTTTTCATAAGTGCCCTGATAATGGATAGTGCTGCCAACGCCATACCCATATTAATTTTCAAACCTGGAATAAACGGGGGACATATCGTAGTATATTTCGCGAGTTGCTCGGCTATCCACTTTTTTCCAGCACCAAGATATAGTCCTATTTTGTCTAATCCTGGAAAATCTGGAATTTTTGGAAATTCCAATCCAAGGTCGCCAACTATGACTCTTATATTTGTTGGTATGCCAAAGGTTTTCAATGCCTCATTGAGCGGCGGTAGTGCATTATCCAATTTTCTCGTTGCGAAAGCAATTGCACCGCCCATGGTTGTTGGTGCTCCATATGCGGATGCAATAGCTCCAACCACTCCGCGAGCATTGGTTGGTATTCCAATTTTTCTACCATTTATTGTCGCACTCAAATTCAATCCACCGGTTGATGTACTGACTCCACCTCTACGATAAGATCCAAAAACATTAAAATTTGGAGTCAGTCTCAGTCTTGGAATTCCAAGCGATGGTGCACGCTGTTGACTCAATAAATTTGATATATTAACTCCACCGGGAGTTGATCTGGCATAATTACCAGGTGCTGTTTCAACTGAAAATGCAATATAGCGAGGTTTATTAACAGTAGTATTACTGAGTGTTCTTCGTGTTGGAGGCGCGGTGCTTATGCTTAATATACTCATATTATCATCCAATAAATACTCGGCTGCTCATCAATGAACTCAATTGAGAGCGAAGGGCAATCAAGCTTGTCTGTGATGCAAAAAGTGATTGCAATTGTTCAATCCACAAGATCGCCGCTGGAGGCAGAGCCGGTGTGGTCGGCCCAACCTTTGTTATGTGAAAATGTGAGATCAATGCAGATAGCATTTGTATTTGAGTATTTACACTTAAAAGCATCCAATCGCACAAGGTATACATCCAAAGCACAGTATCTCGTCCCTTCAATACCGGTTGCTCATTTGGAGCATCTTTGTTGAAATTTAAATATATCTTTGCCGCGTTCAAAGTCATTATTCCATTTGCAGAAGTTATGGTTGTATTTCCATATGAATTTAAACTTAATACCTGATCCGTAGTTATAGTTATAAATTTTTTGGAAAAAAACATCATTTCATTTGATCTGGCCGAAAATATTAATCTATCACTGTTAAATACAATCTGTTCACCGTCCAACTTTGATGGAAATTTTATTGATTTGGTTACATTAACCATACCGGTAGTTGTGTTTGGTGTAAAATTTGATTGGGTTTTACCCGAAGTGAGATGAATGGATGAACCATCACTGTTTATATTTTCCAGCGTCAATCCTTTGGCAGTTTTACCGTCAGCACCTTTTATCGGAGCTTGTCGGTTTCGTATCAAAATCATTGGATTTCCTCCTTTGTCGGAATATTCTCCAAGCCCATTATCATTATTTCTTGTAAAATCGTATGCTCCAAATCTAATCGAAGACCCAAACCTAGATTGAAGAATTGTATCTCCTTCAAACGATCTCAATGCTCTTATCTTTGGATTAAATTTGAAATAAGATCCAAGAACTCCGGTATAGTTTGAGCCTCCGGCATAATTCATTGTAGAAACTGGACCGTTTATCTTCTCTCCATCTTCATCGAGGTTTTCATCAACACCACCGGAAATTCTTTCTGCATAAATTAATGCGTTTGAATTTACATTGTAACTTGTATTGATCTTTCTTGTATAAAAATATTGATCCATGTACTTTCCAACAATGACCATTTCATTTATCAATGGATACTCTACAATTCCGGTGTTTTCAATCGGAGATGCCCAATTTAAAAGTTGCGTTTCAACACCGATGTCACTTTTAAAAAATCTAAACTTTATTTTACCTATCCAAGAATAGTCTGGATCTTTTTCACTTGGAGCACTTCCATCTATATTGGGTGGCCATTGTTCAGGATCGAGCGTTGATTTATTAAACATATAATGCGACTCGTCCATTATTACGTCCAATACAACAGCTTCTTCCAGTTCGTAAAAAAATATGCTGTCGGGTTTTCTTTCAATTACAAACTTCTTGGATGCCAACATGTCATTCTGCTTGACATTCTGCTCACCGCGTCTTTCTATTATTGAATGTGCCATATACTATTTTGATTGTCTATTTGAAACTTCCTTGGTACTTAGCTGCTTTGCCGTTTCTTCGACTGTTGTCATAAGTTGTTTTCTTTCTTCGTCGGTAAGCAACATACCTCCACCATCACCGTCCGCACCAACCTTGCCAGCCATCATTCGTTGTATAATTGCTGCAAGTTTTATAAGTTGCTCATCGTTTCGCACACCAACATCGAAATACTCTTTTAAAAGAGGAACAATCATTGTAGCATCGTTGATTGTTTTAATCATTTCACGAAGATCCGTGATCAAAATATCTATTTGATTCTTTTTTTCTTCACTATTTTTTATTATATCTTTACACAGGTCTGAGAAATTTTTACCTTTGTATATCTCTATGTCACTATTCATGTTCATAAATAGATATTATAATATATATTTAGATAGTTGCTCCACCAATTGTGCCTCTGTTAAGATATTCCTCGGCTATAATTTTTTGAGCAGATTTCATCTTGTTGATCACTTTGGTAATCTTTTGAGTCGGGCAGTCGGCTATTTCTCGTATATATAGATACAGTGCTTTTTTATTATATACATCTATTCTGTCCGAATTTCTGAATATTTCAACCACAGCATATGCTATCTTTAAATCCTTCTCTTTGTTGAAAAGTTTGTTAACGTTCTTGTCCCAATAATCAACCATCAACTTAATAAATTCTTTAGCTTCGCTTTCTCGCTTTCGATGTTCCGGTTCAACCACAAATTCGCCAGATTCACCCGTTTGCTCACAAATTTCAACGTGCTTTTTAAATCTCCTATAGGTCATGTTGTTGTCCAAGATGAACCAATTTTTAGCAACAATACTGAAGTAGCTGAATGCCTTGCCTTTTCCAGCTTCATATTTGCTCATGTTTGCCACCATATGTGATATGGCTTGTTTTTGGATTTCAAGAGGACTTACATCAGCATAGCTAAATTTGAAAGTATTATAAATGTTTTCTGCTATTTTTAAAAAGGCATGCTGAATATGCTCGTTGTATATTCTATCTTTTTCTCTTGCGTCGTCGGTACTATTGTATGCAACAATCGCCGCTTCGGTATCAGGCGTGAAATACACATTCGATATCTTCGGAACTGTTTCTTCTAATTTTTTATTTTTAGTACCCTTGGGCCTGCCTCTTGATCTTTTTAAAATTTCCGATGTATTTTCAAAAGTTGGATTGATTTTTATTTTTTTCACACGTATAGGTTTTTCTACACGTTTCTTTTCCATTTTTTTTATCTTGGATGTTTTCGACTTTTTCAAATTTTTCTTTTTATTCATGTTATTTTATTTAAATATTTTTGTTCAACCAAATCTATCGTTGAACTCTTTTGTTATTTTTAGTATATCGGAAAAAGTTCCACCCACGTCGTCATCTTTTTCAAATAAATTTCTATCATCTACCGATTTTATTCTGCTATACATTTGGTTGACCTCGTCTCTAAATTCCGAAACCCAAGACTCATACATTTCAATTTTCTTAATCATGTTATAGCATGCATACGATAAGGCACACGTTGATATTAGAAATAATATCATCAATATTATTATTATCCACATAAGTTACTCACTTTCTTCTTCCGAGTCTCCGATTTCGTATCCAAGAGACTCTTTCAGTATTTCGAGTGCTTCTTCAACTTCAATCCATCGACGGTTTTCCAGTGCATATTCAAGCAATTCTTTTGCTTCTTCAAGATTGTCTAGGTTAATGTTCATAGTATTTTCCATCCTTGTTCAACAAATTCCATTGCTTTTTTATATTTTATATACTGGGTTTCTCCGTTTTTTTCAATTACTACTTTATCATTTCTTCCATGTTTTATTTTTTTCTCAATATTCTTAACAAAACGAACTCCATCGTCTGTGATAAGTTTGCCGTTTAAATGGTCTATTTCATGTTGAATACACACACTCTCCAGTACACCATAGTCACTATAAATGCTATCTTTGGTGACTGGCTCATTATCTGGTCCAAATGGTAATGAATTTGCGTGGTTGAGAGTATTAACTGTAACCTTCATGTTTCGAATTGTGCTACCAGATTTTCCCGGAATACTCAAACAACCTTCTATATAAATGATCTTTTCATCACTTTTATCTGTTATCACTGGGTTCATTAATATGATGGGCGGCTGATCTTTTCTTGCTCGCACAATCGAAACACTTTTAGATATTCCGATTTGATTGGCGGATAATCCAATTCCCACTTTGTGGAAATCAAGTGCTTCTATAAGTTTATTTGCTATTTGCTGCCCCTCTTCAATAGAAGTAACTGGAGATGTTGGCTTTCGTAAGAATTCTTTGTCCTTAATAATTTTGTAAATCATTGATATGTGAATAGTTTTACTATACAACTCACATATATATCTAATTGTCGGATTTTGTCAATATATAATAAAACAATTTATGGTTGTGGGCGACTGAAATACTCAGATTCTCTTAATATAGGAGACGGCACTGGTGGCGATTGATTTATTATTACCGATTCCACCATATTTCTCAATGCCATTTCGTAATTATCCTTGGTGACTTCGGAACCTGATGTTGGTTCTGATGTTTTCGTTGGAGTTGGGGTTGGAGTCGCGGTTTCAATTGGGGTAGTACTTGGAGTTTCTGTTATCGTTGGGGTTGGAGTTATTATCTGTGCTGGAGTGACGCTTGGTGTTGGAGTGGGTTTTGGAGTGGGTGTTGGAGTGGGTGTAGGTTCCGGCGTCAGTGTTGGAACAATTGCAAGTTGCATATCATCTTTATTTTTCAACATTGTGTTGAAGGCCAGAACCAACGCTATTGCAAGCGGATCAAAAACCGCCATGATTGACCATATGAAATAATTTACCGCTTTATCCAACGGAATACCCAAACTGTTTGCGATGAACTTGAATGTACCAACGTCCGTGTGAACAATTTTTTCTTTTATTGTTGTGTTTTCATTTTTTAGATCCTGTATACTTTTTCTATATTCCGATATTTTTTTCTTTCCATCTTCAATCAATTCTGTTTTTTTAGAATTCAAAGATACTACCTTACTGTCGGATTCTTTGTTGTATACATCAATTGATGTCATTATTTCATCGTTTTCTTTTTCAATTTTTTTGATATTTGATTCTATTTCTCCTCTTTGCGAATTGCTTCTGTTTTCTATTTCAGAAACTCTGTCGTTGTATGCTTTGACTTGCAAAGCGTACTGAGAACGTAATTTTTCAATTCTATCTTGTGAAGATTTAATCTGAGCATCTATGTCTGAGCGTTCTTTAGATTGTCCATCTTTAACCGTTCTGGCCTTGTCCAACCCATTCTTTTTAAACAATCCACCAGTTCCTTCTTCCATCCATTTCTGCATCTCTTTGTCTAATATTTCCAAACGTGTATTATACAGTTTGATCTGTTCAAGTTCTCTGGATATGTCATTGTCAGAGGATGATTTTGAAATCTCAAGTGCCTGTTTTGCTGCCATTACGTCGGAAGACGCATCCTTGTTTGTATTTGCTGTTTTACGTATGTTTTCAATTTGTTGATTTTTTTGCGCAACTACTTGAAGTTTTTGTTCTATAAACTTCTTTCTATTGACATCAGCGGCAGCAATTTCATCCGCATTATAATCAGACTTCTTTATGATGTCTATTTCACTGTTCATCTCCGCAACTTTTATATTATTTGATTCTATTTGCTGTTCATATCCTTGCACCGCAATGTTTGTAGCCGTGTATCCCGCACTCAAATATCCGTAAATACCAACCGATGTTATACCCATAAGAAATATGGTGGCAATTACCATATATGTTTTCATGAGGATATTTATGTCGTTCCATTTTTGTTTGAGAAATGTGGCAGTAATAAGTTTACCAATTTCAAGAGCACTTCCCATTATTATAATTGATATGCCGCCACCAACAAACAACAACTTTAAACCAACGATGCTAAAATAAGCGCCGCACGCAGATATAACAATTGCACTCAATAATACTGAATATGCTAAAAATCTCATGTTGTATATATAATTTGTCTGAACATATAAATATCAACATTACTGACCATTGCGATGACTTATTATAAAGTTATATATAAAAACAGCCTCACATTTCTGTGAGGCTGAATTAGGGGTGATTGAACTCAATATCACCCTCCACCATCCAATTATCATAAGAACTGGAACTTTATATAACCTTTTACAACTGATATATTGTATGAAGATATATCAATTGTCAACACTTATCTTATAGCAATTTGACTTTTTGTGGCTTTTGCTCTTCAATTTTAATTCTAGGCAATATAATCTTGATTGCTCCATTTTGATAATCAACTTTTATTTTACTTTTATCAATACCTTCACCAACGGCAAAAGAACGAACAAAACTTGAACGCTTTATTTCTCTATAAACATAACGAGCATTATTGTCTGTTTCAGTTGATGCTGGCTTCTTTCCACCGCGAATGGTTAGAGTATCGCCTTCTAGTTCAACACTTACATCTTCCTTGTCTAGTCCAGCAACATCTGCTTCTAGCACAAGTTTATCTATATATTCAACCACATCCACTTTTGGAAAACTGGTTTTTGTATATGAACCTATATATGGTGTTACTCCGAAGTTATTGAAAACTTCATCAAACAATCTATCAAAAGGGGTGAGAAACTCATCCCGTGTGTATTTAGTTAGTGACATATTTATTGTATCCTTTATTTATATCGGCTTCATTATGAACACCGACATATACACATTATCATGTTTCGTGCCAAATATTGTGTCACACTGTTTACCTCGTAATTAATAAAAAATACATATTTTATGTGTATCATTTTGTCACACACATGAGACTATATGTATCAAACTTCTTTTCTTATATCTTTTGCATAATGATGAACTCTGTTGTGGTTCACCAAACTTGCCATCAACACTGCACTTCTCAATCTTCCTTTCTTCATTATCTGATATGCTTGCGACATTATTGTCTGCTCAAAAGGCGAAGCATACACAGTTTCCAAAAATATCTTATAATTACCAGCTTTTGTCATAACGCTTGGCCAATTGCTATAGTAAACATCTCCAATTAAATAACTTAATCCATCAATACAGCCAGAATTTTTCCATGCCATTTTATGTGTGCCATCTGGAAAATATCTATTCTTAATGTTTTGTGGAACATTATGCCAAGCCCATTGCTTGTGATGATCTCCAAAAAATTCACTAAACGAAATCTTAATAAAGTCTAATTTTTCTTCTTCAATTATTTTGATACATTTGTCGAGCCAGTTGTCACAATGCATATTCAATCCATTTTTACAAAGAATATTTTTGTTTTCCATGAGCATATCATCTTCAAACCACACGATATATTTAGCTTTGCTATCATGAAAATGTTGAGCTGCCCACTGTCTTGCACCACACACACCCATATTTCCATTGCGTATTAATTCAAATTTATATTTTTTTACAATTTCATCAAACGCGGGTCTAGTACTTTCGTCAATGCTATTATCAATCAGATACTTGTTTGTAGATGTTAATAGTTCTGGATTATATTTTTCAATACTGTCCAATAGCAATTGAAGCTGCTGTGGAATATTGAAGCAAGTGATATAAAGATTGGTCCCTTTTCCAGACTTGTTCATATCAACTTCTTTTTCGCTTTGAAAATATTCAACTCCTTCTGGAACATCAACGGTTGATATACTAACTTCGCGTTTGGGAATTGGAAGTTTTTTTACTTTTTCAAAAAATGTAGACATGAGTCCATCATTATTGATCATTTCAACATTCACCAGTTCCGGATTTGTATATGTGACGAGTGTAAATATACTTTCTTCAGTTCCCATATATCCGTCACTCAAAGAATCATTCAGAAGATTGTAATATATTCCGTTCATTTGACTCAAAATTTTCTTGTTGCCTCCAAAAAATCCTCCTCTAGCAACTCGATTGACTTTGGCGTTGGCATATTTATTCATACCATCAATTTTAAAGCCATGAACTTCTGTCGTAGTTTCATATGGAAAACATACATACAAAAATTTATTGAGCAATGGTTCAATCTTTTCTATTACATTATCGTGACTGAAATAACCGGGATGCACAGTTTGTGTAAGTCCGGCATCTATCCAGCAATAGTTTTCTGAATCAAATGGGTTAAATATAGCCGCGTCATTGAGCATGAACATTTTGCTCATGACTAAAGGATTGTATAAATCTAGTTTTGCTTGAGTTGATTCGGCGAGCCATCCAACCTGATTATACCAGTTTGGATCTTGTCTTATAGTATTTACTTTTTCATAAAATGAAAACCATTTACGAAAATCATCGGCACTTTTTGTTCTTATATCTGTACCAACAGATCCTTGTCTGGCGATATTTATAAAATCTACATGTGCAGGATCTACATAAACTACCATTGGAACATTTTTACATGCCCTGAGCAACTTATCAAAATGCTGTAGGTATTGGCTAAATGGACGCTTAAATCCAGTATCCAATTCACCTCGCTTTAAATCAAATAATCCGGTAACTAGTGTTGTATTAAAGTTCATATCAACGTTTTTTAATAAAAGTGTCTTCGATTACCAGCCCGTCCATCTGTGTACTATCAAATACAGTAAATGCTTCTTTGACCGTGGATAGTATCGGCTTGCCATTCACATTAAAGCTGGTATTTAACAATACGCCTATACCATTTATCTTTTCAACCTCTCCTATCAAATCATATAGCCAAGGATTTATTTCTCTCTTCAATGTTTGTACTCTCGCCGTGCCATCAATGTGTGTTATTGATTTCAACTTTTCTGCATATTCTTGGCGAACCTTGAAAGCAAAGCTCATATATGGAGATTCCTGATATGCCTCGAAATATTTAACGGCGTCCTCAATTCTTACAACCGGTGCAAATGGTCTGTACCATTCTCTATTTTTTACTTTAGCATTGAGCACATCTTTCATATGTGGAAAACTTGGATCGCAAAAAATGCTTCTGTTACCAAGTGCTCTTGGACCGTGCTCGGCATTTCCACGAGCAACGCCGACTATCTTACCGTTACAAATATATGTCGCCAGTTCATCGACCGGCGTATTGTGTTTGATATCGCAATTATATGAATGCTCATAGATGTAATATCCAACCGAGTCAATGTCCAGTAATGGCATACCGGAATACATAACTTCAATTGGTTTTTCAGGCTTCATTACATGCAATAATCCTCCAACCGCCAATCCACAATCACTTGGATTTGGTGGAACAAACATTGGACGGTTATATCTTTTTTTGATTTCTGTATTCAACAATACATTCAATGCACATCCACCGGTCATACCTATAGCATAATCTTTATACTTATCAAAATACTGGTCTGTAACTTCAAAGAATACATCCTCAAATGCCTTTTGAGAAGTTGCTGCGATGTCATATGCAATGTCACCATCAAATCTATCATTTGAATTAAACTTTAATCCAACCTTTGGACCCAGTTCTGCAAGTTTTTCTTGAATATTCTTACTATAAACTTCAGTTCTGTAAAATTGGCGAAATGCTTCCAACCATTCTTCTCGCACATTTCCGTATCCACACAGCCCCATCAGCTTGCCACTATATACAAGATTGCCATCATCAAATCCACTTTCTTGCATTATTGGTTTTAAATAATGACCAAACGTCATATATGCACCCATATCATATTTCGCAGAGAACAGCAGCTTCGGAGCTTCTTTCTTGCTTTCACAAACATAACCATTGAAAAATCCATCATTCCCACCACCATCAAAAGAAATTATTAGCATCTTTTCATATGGAGACTGATAATATGCACCTATTGCATGAAGATATTGGTGCGTCAAATCATGCAGCGGCTTTGCGTGTGGAATATTATCTTCATATTTCACATATATGCTTTCGCCATTGATGATATTTATTGAGTGCGAATAGCTGGTAACACATACATCAAATTTATCTATACCATATCTGCGTTTTATCATTTCACAGATATTCTTAAGTTGAATATCTGCGTTTGGAATAGACTTGTATTGGCTTATACCAGAATTCTTATAGCCATTGAAGCGTTCCATTTCAACTACATATATTTTGTCACCAACATTAAATGCAACAGATCCATTGTGCGAACCGTGCATTGAAATAATGTTCATTTTCTAAATTCTCCAGCAAATTCCGCGTATGTTGACGTAGTATAATAATGATATGTTGTTTTACGTTTCAATAAATCCGACATATCTTCCTGCGGCCAACCGTGATTGATTAGAATAGGATATGATGATATAAAGTTGCGAGTTTTCTGAAGAGTTGTATAATAATAATGATCAAGCTGATCATATTTTTCATATGACCAATCAAGAATATCCTGATACATACTTTCTTTTACAACAAGTGCATGTGCGGATTTTGCAGATTGAATTTTTCCAACATTCTCATCCAGCTTAACTAATGGAGAATGCAGTATTGTTCCAAAAAACATAGCATCCCAATTTATCTTATCGGCTTGGTCGAGAAACTTGAACATCGTTTCTTTATATGGTAATGAATAATCTCCAATCCCAGTTGATGGAGGGTCCATCACATAAAAATCATCTTCGCAAATTAGAACAGATTTCCATCCGCGCGATATTGCAATCCTGATGATCTCTTTATGTGCTTCTCCACAACCGGCGTATTCCCCCTTAACAATTCCAGCCATTCTTTCCATACCAGAAATATCAAACTTGGCAAATTGGTCTTCGCACTGCTTTTTACGATCAGTTCGGTGATCCATGTTGATGTAAAATCCCCCATCTGCGACTTTTCTGTTATAAAACGCAATCATAAATTTCCTACAATTCTATCTCCCCAGCCAGTTGATTCGCTGTGTGACCATGCAACCCAATGATGCGGTTGCTCGGGTGCATTGAATGTTCTCCAAAGTTTAATGTACTTGTCGCCAGATGGATCTCTGGCTTCCGCCAACAACCGTTGTATTTCTGCTTTATCAGCATCCTGTCGATACAATACTGTGTTATCTTCTCGCTCAAATGCAACGCACCAAAAATCATAGTCATTTAATTTAAATTGATTGATGGGAAGGTCTATGCAATGTTTAAAAATTTTAAGAAATGAATCCTCCCATTCAGCATCGGTTTTGTATTTGCTACTCTTATTTGGTGGATACGCCTTGTCTAGAGTTTCTTGTTGAACAGCACGCTTTCCAAAATGTAGACCGGAGTATTTTTCATAATCTTGCAGTGTTCTCTCAGTTCCAAATCCATATACTCCCCAATTAATTGTTTCATGCTTTTCACCATCCATTGAAAACAATATGCGATTGCGTCGATGGCATAGGTGGTTTCTTTCACCCCAATCTTTTTTGTCCGGAATTTTGCTTGTATTAGAAGCCGAGTGATCGTCCCAATGTTTGGCGCGACCTTTGCGAGTATATTCATGCCAAGCCACAAGACGGTGTGGATGAAAAAGATCATACCCATGAGTAAATGCGCGAACTGCAATGCTGATTTCTTCTCCGTGAAAATAATATTCGGGATCGTGCTGAACTTCCTTGCAGAATTTTCCACCCGTGAAACAAAAATGTGCGGAGTAAAATCTGGCGGGTGTGGGCGACGACAGATCCTTCCAATTGTCAATTGACGCTGGTAGAAAAAAAACAGCACCCTCTGGAATAAATCTATCAAAGTCCATTCTCCACGGAGTTTGTATTCTGGAATCTGGGTCGTTGTCCGGATCAAACGACGGAATGTATCCAGTAAGCAATGGCTTATTGTAGCCCATATTTTTAAGCTGTTTATACATGCCAATTACGACCTCATCCCAATCTTTTACAAACCTGTGATGTGAATCAAGTTGTAGAGTATATTCTTCACCATCATATTGTTGTTGAATTTGATTTCTCGCCCAACACGCTCCCTTGCTTTGCATGTATGGAATATCAATTATTTTTACATTGGGTAAATCTTTAATATCATCTATTTTTTCATCCTGTGAGTGTTGCCATGCAATGCAAAACACAAGATTTTCTGGAAATTTTGCATTTGCGATACAATCCTTTATAGTTGGCACCAGTTGCGGATCGCGGTATGACGCGATTTGAATAAATATTTTTTTATTAAAATTCATATAACATTTAGTTTACTACGTTCTTGTATATATACAAGCTATAATAAATAATTTTAACACGATTGGTCAGTTAATTCCGCACTACCATATGTCACACTTGTTATTTGATTAGCACAGCCAGCATTTAATATCACTTGACCGGGACTAAAACCATATTGGAAAGATTGCTGTACTGAGCCAAAACTATCAACATATTCATAGGCTAAATATCCCTGCCAATTGGCAGTTGCGTATATATTATACGTTGGAAGCGATGGAGTGTCTGATATAAAATTGGCAGTGATTGTAAAATCGCTGGAAACATAAAAGCCATATGCAATCGGGTTCAACGAATAAGGATCTGATAATACTACACCTTCGGGAGCAGTCCACACACTGAATATAAACCCAGTATCGGTTTCAGCCTTCAATTGCATTGAACCCGACCCAACATTTACCGTGCCACTGTTTGGTCCATCTATTCTGTTTGCCTGTCCGCCTCCACTTGATACTATACTATAATTGTAATATGTTTTATTGCTGGTACTGCTAGGCGACGGCGACGTTAGTGGACTAGTTTGGCTCACAGAAGGAGTCTGTGTGGGTGTCCTCGTTATCGTTGGGGTTGGTGTTGGAGTTTGCACCGACTTTGTAACAATCGGAGTTTTAGTGGGAGTTACTGTTACGGTTGGTGTGGGTGATGGTGTTGGTGGAATTTCTTTCCAACCCGTATTTTTACTATCATTCTCAACTTTTATATAAAGCTTTTCATCGTCCGTAATAATATCCAACCCAATCAGTCCAAATACTGATTTTTCGGGATTTCCATGTACTGTCAATTTCTCGTTCATAAATTATACAGACCAATACATAGTTTTGGTTGGAGTTGCGGTTGGAGTTGGAGTTTTTGTTCTCGTCACTGTTAGCGTCGGGGTAAAAGTTCTGGTGGTAGTTGTGGTTGGAGTCAACGTCGGAGTTCTGGTCACGGGTGGTGTATATGACGGTGTTGGTGTTGGTGTTGGCGTTGGAGTGGGCGTCTGTGTCGAATTGTCGTCTCCATACAAATCCCAACCACTATTGCGAGTGTCCTCTCGTCTTTTCGAATAATAATTACCATTATCCGACCCGAGAAATTTACCAACTACTCCAAATACGGAATTTTCTGGATTTCCTCTTGGATGTATGTGCCGTTTCATACACTTTATGGAGTGATTGTTGGATACACATAATATGGAGTTCCGCTGTAAACTGTGGCCGCGCTTCCAAACAATCCATCTGAATACTTTATCCAATACAATTCAAATCTGTATGAATAACTGGAATCGAGTGGTGGATGTATTGTCTCATATTGATTATTCCATGCAACGGCTGAGTGATCTCCAGAGTGAGACCATTCGGAAGTTGCCGGAAGCCATTTCCAAATCTTGCATCGCAATCTGTAAGATCCTGTAGCGGATGCTGCAAGAACGGTTGGGTCTGTAGTATAAATATAAGGAGGATTATTTCCTTTAAACGTTGTTGTACTACCCGTTGTATAACTTAAATATACGTTGGGATGTCCCGATGAAGTATATGCCGGTGGAGCGACCGGCAAAAATCCAGACGCCGTAGTGCATGACATTGTTACAAAATTCCATGACGATGTCTGTGCCGCTCCGTTACCAGCATTGTCGTATGTGATCCAATATAATTCGGCGGGTACGACGCCAACTGCCGGTGGTATTATTTGGGAATAGTTATTATTATACGCAACAGTTCTGTGAACAGCCGCCGGGCTCGCGATAGAATAAAGACCATCCCCACTTTGGCCCGAAATTTTGCAACGAAGTTTGTATCTATTATAACTTAGTACAGACGTGTTTCCTGTGTAAACATATGGAGGATTGTTAAGCGAGTATGTTAATGCGGACAAATACACATTACTTGTTCCTGGAAAAAGTGGAGCAACAAACGTTGATGCAGTTGCAACACTCATAGTAACAAGTGTAAATGGAGCCCCGCCGTTTACCGAAATACCGGGATAATTTCCGTATATATCCGGTGTATTTCCATACTCCACATAATACAGTTCTGTGTTGTATATTCCCACGGGAGGAACATTCAATGGAGAATAATTTTGATTAAAGCCAGCATCTGTTTGGGTTGCTATGTGCTCTCTTGCCAAGTGCGGATCTACACCAATCAACTCGACCACCTTTGCTCTCAATTTCCAACGAGTGAGTGATGTAATTGCTGTATTCGTGGTAAACACGAACGGACCATCGTCCAGTCTGAAACTGTTTGCACTTAAGTATATTCCTGGCGGAAGTGGTGGCGTTGGTGTCGGCGTGCCCGTCATAGTAGGCGTCGGCGTAGGCGGCATTGGCGACGGTGTAATTGTAATTGTAGGAGTAGGAGTAGGCGTCGGAGATGGTGGAATGTAATTGATTGCTCCATATTTGGACGTGTATCCTTGAAAACTAAAAGTGCATGGTGCCGCACTTGCGCTATAAAATACATATAAGCTCTTGTCCTTATGAACAACTCCAAGTTCAAGTAACGGCAATACATTTCTGCTGTATGACGCGCTTACTAATGGAACTCTGTTGTTATTGAATGAATCTATTCCACTTGCATTTTCATATGCAACATCGTCGGTAGATCCTATCGACAACAGTGGAGCACCGGGTGAATACACAAAGCAGTCTGTTAATACATAATTGTCTGGCAGTACATCTCGTTGAGTTCCATTTCCGAGATATCCGGAAGTACCGTCGCTGAAAAATATCAATCCAAATTGCTTGTTTGGACTTGTTGCCTCAGCACCGGCTCTTGGTAAAAGCAAGTGGTTGTCACCCACGGAATCCAACCATTGCGTTGGACCGGGATTTAAATTCTCTGGACGATATGATGAAACAAGAGTTGCTTCGTTGTTTCTTGTTCCGCCATAATAATTTTGTGCAACTTGCGCTCCCGACAATCCAGAATTAAAAACATGAGCTTCATAAATTACACAGTTGATATTCCAATGACTACCAGACTGACCATTGCCCATTGTTGTATACGAGCTATTTATAGCATTTGGTATGCCGGTCAATGTGCCAACCAATTCCGCATTTACATAAAATTTGAAATTACCAATATAATCTTTTGTTATAGTTGCATCAAATGCCCTGTTTGGAAACTTTTTGATAAAATCCGGATATTCGATTATTTTTTCAACCACACCATCGTTCACATATCCAATCAAACTACTAGATTGAACTCCAATATATGCGCGAGTGCCATAATCCGCCATTCCTATAACCTGTGAACCTACGCCGAATAACACTCTACTTCCAGTATCATTCAACAACGAATCGGACGGAATAAATGCACGAACGTTGAGAGAGAAATTATCTCCAAGATTATTCGCATTTCCATAACAGTGCATATTCAATTCATCCAATGGGGCAAAATTCGGTGCAAAGGATAATCCATTTGAATTTTGATATCCATGTTGTGGAACGGCGTAATTTACAAAGCCTCCGGACACAATATACTCAGACAAATCGGATGCTGAGATTTTTTTTGTTTCTCCGGTCGGACTCGTCAGTTCACTAACATCCACAATTGGAATCCAGTCTCCTCTGGATACATCGGTTGCGGTAATCGTGCGTAATTCAGTTGTCTTCTGATTTGACATAAAAATGATATCTTTTGATTATAAATATCAATAACCAACCAAAATATATATCATTTTTTCAATAGGAGTTATTATATTACCCAAGTCTTTTTATCTTTTTTACAATAAACTTGGTCAATGCACTGCGAAGAATGTCATCATCTGTGAATTCAAATGTATATATGCCATTTTCTTTGCTGTCATCATCGTTGAACAAGTTGAATATATCTCCAAAACCAGATCTTGTTCCAATGTCAGATTGTTGTGGATCTCCGCACATAAATACTTTACAAAATTCTCCAGTTCTTGTCATCATGGTGATCAATTCTTTTCTGGTGCAATTCTGTAACTCATCACCAACCACAGCCTTTGCATTCCAGTTTAATCCTCTCAAATATCCAATTGGCAATCCTTCTACTCTATTTTCTTTTATCAAATATTGAATATCTTCTTTTGGTAGAAGTTCATCCATTTTGTCTATCAATGGTCGTTTGAATGGAGATAATTTGTCTTCGGCTTCACCGGGTAATGTGCCCATTTTAACATCTGCACTTTCAACAATACTTCTTACATAAAGTATGTCGCTAATTTTTTTCTCATTCATGAGCATCAATGATGCTAGTACAGACAAATATGTTTTTGTAGAACCTGCTGGACCGGAAATCAACAACAGTTTTACTTTGCGATCCATTGCCAATTCCATAAACAATTTTTGTTTTGGAGTTAGTTCTCTGTGCAATATGGTCAAATAATGATCTATTTTATTTCTTTGATGAACAACCGGACTTTTATCTTTGGTAGTTTGTTGAGATGAAGTTGGAGTTTGGCTTGGTGCGTTATTTTTCTTCTTGTTGTTCAGTCGTTTTTGTTTTGACATATTATTTTTTTATTTTTTTGTATGTGAATATAGTACTCAATTTATCCAATTTACTTATAATTTTTTTAATTCTTGCACAAATTTGAAACTGTTGATGG